ATGGCAGATAATAACCAAAATGAAAGAGTAATATTAGATGTACAGGTTAATTCAACAGATGCAGTTGCTGGTTACGGTCAAATTAATGATGCAATTGATGATGTTAATAAGAACAACGCAAAGATAAGTAATAGTGTAAAATCCTTTAAACAACAATTAAAAGAAGCACGTGAAGAGGCTTTGAGACTTGCACAAGCTGGTGATGAAAATACCGCTGCATACGCTGCTGCTGCTGCAAGGATTGCACAATTAAGAGACCAGCAAGACCAGCTTTCAAGGGCGGTTACATCCTTTGACCCAGGTAACAAGTATCAAGCATTTTCAAAAGTTGCTGGTTTGGCTGCAAGTTCGGTTGGAGCATTGCAGGGTGGTTTAGTTTTAATGGGTATGTCAGCAGATACTGCTGAACAATCAATTGCTAAACTTCAAAGTATTCAACAAATAATTGGTTTACTTGATTCACTTGGTGATGCACAAGATTACCTGAAGCCATTGATTGCAAGTATGCGAGGTGTAAAGACTGTAACTGATGCAGCAGCAGTTAGTACCGAAGTCGCAACAGCAGCAACAGGAGCGCAAACAGTAGCAACAGAAGGTGCAACCGTAGCCACTAATGGAATGGGGTTAGCATTCAAAGCATTAGGTATTGGTTTGGTGGTTGCAGCAATTGCATATTTAGTTGCCAATTTCAAAGATATTAAGAAAGCAGTTCTTGAATTTATCCCTGATCTGAAAGGTGCTGGTGATACTTTCAATAATGTAAAGAACATCATCATTGGTGTTGGCTCAGTTATCGTCAACTACCTGATTGCACCTATCAAATCAGCTATCAAGTTATTGAAAGGTGATTTCAAAGGAGCTATCCAAGAAATGAAAAATGGCTTAGACGTAGTTAACAATTTCAAGAAAGGAGTTGCCAAAGGTGAGGCTAATGATGCCGAAGCAGCGAGAAAAGAACTACTTGAAAAACAGATCAAAGCTACTGATGACCAAATTGAAATTCTCAAAGCAAGGGGTAAAGCAACTGAGAAACTTGAAAGGGAACAGTTCAAACGTAAACTTGAACTGGCTAAGGAAGATGAAGATAAGACCAAAGAATTGGTTCAGGATAGAGCAGTATTTGAAGCTGGTGTACAAAAGAAGTCAGAAGATGAAGCAAAGGCAGCAAGAGATAAAAGAATCCAAGCAGCCAAAGCAGCAAGTGATAAGTTACTTGCCTTAGCCAAAGCAGAAGCAGGTGAGTTGAAAAAATACAATGATGAAGCTTCTAAAATCATCAATAAATCAACTAAATCAGAACGTGATAAAGAGTTAACAGATATTGATTCCAAGTATAAAGCACAAATTGATCTGGCTAAGAAGCTTCATCAGTCAACTGTGGATATTGAAGAGGCTAAAGGGGCTGAAAAGGCAGCTATAAGTAAGAAATATGATGATATAATTACTGCTTATACCGTTGCTTCAACAGATAAAACCCTTAATGAGTTCCAAAAAAGACGTGATGAAATCAATAAACAGGCTGATGAACTACTTAAAAACGCCACGCCTGAGCAAATAGCAGCTATAAATGCTACTAGAAATGGACTTCAAGAGCAAAATACAAGCTTAGAATCTGCTACAAATACGACAAAAGACTCTGCAAACGTCCTAAAAGAATCAGAATTAACCAATGCACCTGACGAAAAGGACAGTGCAGAAGTTGCTGCAGCGAAGATTGCAGCCATTTCACAAGCAAAATTAGATGCTGAAAACGCTGCTTTTGCCCTTAAAATGGTTCAATTGAAGGGGCAACAATCAGAAATTGAAGCTGCAACCAAGGAACATGAAATAAACAAAACAGCAATTGAAAAAGATGCAACTGAAAAGAAAATTGCATTGGCAAAAGCTGAGAAAGAAGCAAAGCTTGCCAACATGGAAACAGTTAGTTCAGCGGTTGGTGCAGTTGGTGCTTTGATAGGGGAACAAACCGTTGCTGGTAAAATAGCTGGTATTGCCACCGCAACCATTGATACATACATTGGTGCAACGAAGGCATTAGCCCAGGGCGGTATCTTTGGATACATTGGTGCTGCTGGTATTATTGCAACTGGTTTAGGTAACATCAAGAAAATCTTATCAGTAAAAGTTGAGGGTGCAAAAGGTAGTACTGGATCTGCACCAAGCATTACACCACCTTCAATTAATTCTACTGTACTTAAACAAGCTGAATCAGGTTCAGGTCAGATCACTGACGCTATCAATAATCAAAAATCTGAAAGTACAATCAAAGCTTACATTGTAAGTAAGGATTTAGAAACTCAAAGCCAGAAAGATTCATTCTACAAAACAGTATCAACATTTTAACTTTTAGGGGTTGCAGTAATGCAGCCCTTTTTCTTTGGGTACATAATATTTATTGGAAAATTTCAATGACCAAAAAATTACCCTTAATTGAATTGACGATTGATCCAGAAAAGAACTCATTTGTTTCAGCCATTTCAATTGTTAGTTCCCCTGCAGTTGAAAGTACGTTCCTTGCATTCAACGACAATACTTACCAGCAATTCAATTTCAGCGATGAAAAACGTGAATTAATTGGAATAGCTATGAAGGCAAATGTTCCAATTTACCGCAACGATCCAAAGGTCGGGGAATTTGCAGTTGTATTTTCAACTGATACCATCAGGCAGATAGCCCAAACATTTTTCAAGAAGAACCTCACAGCGAATATGAACATTGAGCATTCAAATGAAGATGCTGATTCCTTCGTCTTTCAGAGCTACATCGTTGATTCAAATAAAGGAATGAATGCACCAAAAGGTATCACGGATGCTAATGATGGTGATTGGATTGTTGGTGTTAAGGTTCAATCAGAAAGCGTGTGGAATGATATTAAAGCTGGCAAGACCACTGGCTTTTCAGTTGAAGGAATCTTTGATTTGATTGATACTGAAAAGATAATTGAATTTCAATTCAACACCCTGAAACCATCAAGTGAAATGGCACAATTCACCAAAGAGTTTGAAGCTGAACTTGATGCAATCATCTCTAAATACGGGCTTTAAACCTAATTCCAAGCCTCAATAATATTTATGGTAAATATTTAAAAATATGTTCAAAAACATCTTAGAAAAATTTAACAAGGTGATGAATTTCAAATCTGAAACCTTCATCAGCCAAAAAATTAAGGATGCTGAACAATCACTTGAATACTCAGAGTTAGTTGAAGGTGCGGAGGTTTTAATTTCAACTCCAACTGGTAGTGAAGTAGCACCTGATGGTGACTATGTACTGGCAGATGGTAGTGAAATCAAAGTTGCAGATGGTAAGATTTCAGAAGTAGTAAAACAAGCTGCTGAAGAAGTTGAAGCAGAACCAGCACAAGAATTGGCAACTGATGAGGATAAAAAAGAAAAAGATGCACCAGTTGCAGATGAATCAAAAGAAGCTGAATTACAAGCTAAGATTGATGAGTTAACAGCTGAATTAGAAAAGTTAAAAGCAGGTTTTTCTGCTTATCCAACTAAGGCAGATTTAGAGAAGTTTTCAAGTGATCTAACAGCAGAATTAAAAAAATTAGAAAATATACCAGCTCAGATAAGCAAGGTAGATAACAGAGTTGAATTAAGCGATAACCCAAATGCAAAATATTTGGCTATGGCTGAACGCTTCTCAAAATAAGTATAGAATGACACAATAAATGGGTTATAACATTACCGCTTTACCAGTATTCCAAACAGAAGGTAAAGCATTCATTATGAAATCAATCTTAGAGGCTCAAACTCTAAGTTTATTAAACTTTGATACTACTGCAAAGGGTATCACTTCGGTTCAGCTTTTAGATTCTGATATCGTTATTACAGATGGTTCAACTTGTGGTAGAGATGCCAACGGTGGAGCAGTATTATCACAGGCACAATTGGTTGTAAAACCATTGAAAATCAATCAAAATTATTGTGTAAGAGACTTAGAGAAAATTTGGGCAAAAGGTGAATTAGCCAAAGGTCAAGAATATGATTCTATGGTTTTCATGCAAGAAATTGGTGAATTAAATTCAGCTAAAGCATCAGCGGAAATTGAACAAATGATTTGGAAAGGTGACACCACTTTAACAGGTGGTACTTCACTTAAACAGATTGATGGTTATTTGAAACAAATCAAAGCTGGTGCATATATCAACTTATCAGGCGCAACATCAGGTTCTACATCTGTTATTGCTAAGTTACAGAAAGCAGTTGCAGCAATGCCAATTGAAGTAACTGAGAAAGATTCATTCTATGTATGGGTTGGTAAAGATACTTACAATGCATACGTTGCTGAATTAGCTGAAAAGAACTTATTTGCTAACCAAGCAGATGGTGTATTGTTCGGAACAACTGCAAAATTGAAAGCAGTATCAGGCTTGAATGGTGGTCACATCGTTTTAACAAGAACTGAAAACCTTGTTGCAGGTGGTGAAATGACTGATGTTCAATTCAAACATTACTACGACTATCCAACAGATATCCAAATGTTTGATTCACGTTTCTCATTGGGCGTTGTACCAGTGTACGTTTCTCAAATTGGCTACGCTAAAATCTAATATCCGCTAAGGAATAACTAAGGGTAATCATTCGGTTGCCCTTATTTCAATAAAAACTTTAAAATAACATGGCTTGTAACCCATTAGAAGCTTTTACCAATGCCAATTGTGGTGCAGTAAAAGCTGGTGTTAAAGACAATTACATTATAGCTTATGCAGACTTAGTTACCGTTGTTGGTTCAACTGAGGTTTTTTCAACAAGTGTTAACGGTATAGTTAATGCAATTGGTGTTGGAAGCGGTAAGCATTTTGTAAAAGTTAAGAACACAAAAAAAACAGGTGCTTTCAAAGAAACTTCTGCATTAGCAGATAATGGTGTTGAAACCAATACAATTGAATACACTTTATCAATAGATAGCTTTTCAGCTGAAAACAAAAAATTTACAGAATCTTTATCAGGTCGTGAAGTAGTTGTTTTGGCTAAATTGAAATCAGGTAAATATGCTGCTTTAGGTTTAGAAGGTGGATTTTATTTATCTGGATCTGAACTTACAGTTGACGATGCAACCAATTCACGTTCTTTAACCTTTACAGGTGAAGCAGTTGGATTTGTTCCAGAAGTTGATGCAACATTAATTGCCTCTTTAACCGCCTAAAAAAAATAAGACTAATCATTTTTAGCCTTTGCAGTTCTTGCAAGGGCTTTTTTGTGCGCCATAATATTTATAGCAAAAGTTAAAATGATTCTAATAGATAAGGCAAGAACAATACAAACTATAGTTTTCTACACATCAAAGTTTACTGATGATGCTGCTTTCTTATTAGAAATAAAATCAGATTCAACAGGAGTCATTCACTCATTCCAACTCATCAATAATCTTTCAGGTGATTTTAACCGCTCATTTATTTATGAGTTGGCAACATCTTCATTTGAAGAAGTTGAAGCTGGATTGTACAACTATACCATCACTGCAGATGAGCTATCAACAACAGGAAAGTTGATGGTGCTGGATATTGCAAATGATGAAGTAGCGAAAACCTTTGAAACTGATACAGAGAATTACAAAGTTTTCAATGGATAATAATAATAAAGATTTAGGGCTTTCATTCTTAAATTTTGCGAAAGAAATAACACCTATATTCTTAGAGGTCGTTACAAAAGATTCTAGCAAGCCAACAAAGTGGGGTCAGGATAACTTGTACCCTAATTTCTTATTGAAGCTTGCAAATAAAAGTGCAATTCATAAAGGTATTCTTTCATCCAAAAGTGATTACATCTTTGGTGATGGTTTGGTTGATTCCAATGGTAAAGACATATCAAGAATCAGAGTTAACCCACTTGATACACTTGGTGACCTGGTTCAAAAGCTAATACGTGACTATGTTATTTTCAATACCTATGCAATTGAGGTGGTTTATAATGTGTTAGGGCAACCTTTCCAATACTACCATGTACCAATGCATAAGATTCGCCCGAATAAGGATAAATCAAAGTTCTTTGTTAGTGATGATTGGATGTTAAATAGCAGGAATCTGTTAAGCTATGACCGCTTTATTCCAAGTGTTAATGAAGATGGTAGAAGCAAAATATTCTATTATTCTAATTACACACCTTCGGTGAACAACATCTTTGCAGAAGTTGATTATTCAGGTGCAATTGAAAGTATTGTTACTGATATGTTGATTAATGAATTTTTCCAAAACAACATTCAGGCTGGTTTTAGTGCTGGTCATATCATTTCAACCTTTAGTGGTGGCGTGGTAAGTGAAGAGGTAATGAGAATTGCCACCAAGAAGTTTGAAAATAGTTTATCAGGGGTTAATGGTACGAAGTTTATACTCGAGATGCTAAACTTTGAATCAAAACCAATGGCAGTTCAAACAATTGCTACTGATGATTATGCAGGTAAGTTGATTGAGGTTATTAAAAAGACTGAAAGAAACATTCTTGCAGCACATCAAGGTACATCATCATTACTTTTTGGTATTGAAAAAGAGGGGTCACTTGGTAACAGTTCAGAGCTTGAAAATGCTTACCAAATCTTCAAAAACAATTATGTAAAGAATGCACGTAATGAAATTACATCAGGCTTAAACAGGTTGTTCAGTGATTTCAATCAAGTGCCAACGTTGGTGTTTAAGGATAAGGAAAAGCTATTTGCACCAGTTATTGCTGATGCTACTAAAGAAAAGATTTTCACTATCAATGAGTTAAGAAAAGAAGCTGGCTTACCACCAATTGTTGATGGTGATAAATTGATTGGTTCATCTGCACCTTCACAATCTCAGTTTTCAACTGAAAAATCAAACTTGGTTAAGACTGAATTAACTGCTGATGATTTTGAAAAGGTAAAAGATAAAGGTGCAAGCAAGCATGACTTCATTATTCTAAATGAATATGACGTTGATAATTTTTCAAGTTTAAAAGCTATTGAACTTCAATTTGATAATGATGAAGATGTTGCTAATTACATCATTGAAAATGATTTGGGTGATAAGTCACCTACAGACATCAAAGCTATCATTAAGAAAGATTTAGGGATTGAAATAACCAAAGAATCAGTTGATAAATTGGTTAATGGGTTGAAGTCAGCTAATGTATTGGATGAAAAGAATAAGGTTGTTAAACCGAAGGAAAAAGAGCCTGAACGCAAAGTTGAAGTAATGTATTCATATCAGAAAAGACCTGAAATTAAAGGTGATAAAATCATCCCAACATCAAGGGCTTTCTGCACTAAATTATGCGAAACTGAAAAATTATTCAGTCGTGAGGATATCCAGACCATGAGTGAAATTTTCGGATATGACGTATTCAAGTATTGCGGTGGATTCTATACAAATGCTGATACTGGAAAAACAACAAACTATTGCAGGCATTATTTCAAAAGAGTGCAGGTAATAAGAAAGGGAAATAAAAATGGGTAATATATTATTTGTATCTATTGAAAAGATAAAAGAGAAATCAATTTTTGGATTGAACACTGATGATAAGATTATTACTGGTGCATTGGTTGAAGTTCAGGATATTGAACTTGAGCCATTGATTGGTGAAGCATATTTTGAAACCTTAAAAAATCAAATTGATACCGCTACGGTAACAGATGAAAATAAAAAGGTTTTAACCGAAGTGATACAACCTTATTTAGTGTATGGAACGTTGATTTATTCAATTGTTCCACTTCACTTTAAGATTAATAATAAAGGCGTTAACAAGTCAACTGATAGTAACCTTTCAATTGCTGATTCAAAGGATTTAGAAGCGTTTAAAAGCTACTATAAAGAGAAGTTTGAAAGCTATAAACGTAAGTTAATCACCTACTTTGCCAAAGATGAGAGTACAGAAACTGATACATGTTCATCACAAGATACCACATCATCAGTGTTGAACTTTTACTTACCTGATGTTGCAGATTATTCGCAAGAATATTACGAAAGCAGAGCCTTTAAGACAGGCATTTACAGGAAATATTAATGGTCAATTTATTAACATACTTAGATTTAATTAAGAAGTTTTTCAATGACCATTTACAGGTAAACACTGTTTTAGTTGGTGATAAAAAGGATATAACAGGCAAAACCAATATCCTTTATCCCTTGGCTAATATTGAATATTTGGATAAGGCAATTAAGGATAACCAAGATGTTTACCGCTATGAAATTATCATTGCTTCACTTTCCAATGAGGATATTGAATTGAACGTGATCAATGATTGCAACATGATTGGCGATGATATGATTGCCTACTTTGAAAACACCGACAGATTTGAAGATTTGGAAATCTTTACTAACGTTACATTGAAGCCTTTTACTGATTCTTTCGGTGATAGAGTTGCAGGTGTAACTTTCGTTGTGAGCATGACAGGTTTCAGAGAAGCTTGTGATGCTACCATCCCAATTAAAAAAGAAAATGACTTGTAATCCGCTAATACCATTTACCAAAACTCTTTGCGGTGCAAATAAAGCAGGAGTACAACAACATAAGGTTTTTATCATCAGGCATCAGGATCTATTGCCATTATATGAAGATTCAGTTTATGACTTGGATGATCAGGGTGTAATCAACCTACTAAAACCTAAATATAGAAGGCACTTCACTAAAATTGAATCAACTAGAAAAGCAATAAGCTTTGTTGAGACTCAAACCTTCAGTGATTCTGGCGTTGAGACCATTGAAAATACCTTTCAATTAGGAATAAATAGTTTCAGTGCTGAAAATAAAAACTTCACAGCATCCCTAAGTGGTGAACCAGTGGTGATCATATTTAAGTTAAATATGGGGCAATGGGTAGGGGTTGGTTTAGATGGTGAATTTGAACTTGAAAGTTCAGTTTTAACTGTAGATGAGACTACAAATAATAGAGTTTTAACCTTTAAAAGTGAGGTTCCAAACATGATATTTGAAATAGATGCAGCAATCATTGCTGACTTAATTACCGCTCCAGTTATTGAAACAATAGATGGTTTTAATTACCTCTTAGATTTCAGTTTTATCAATTAAAAATGGCGAAAATACAATACAAAACAAAGAAAGTTAGAGTTAATACTCCAGCAACACCTGAAGAATTATTCAGCTTTAGTGATGCAAATGAGATTAAGGATTCGGTTAACGCCTTATACCAGATCATTGATGAAGATTTCACTTACGTAACTGCAGAAAACAACACATTATCAATTTAAAAAATGAAAAAAGTAATATTAAAAAAGGATCTCTTACTAGATATCAGAGATAAAAAAGCTGGTAAAAAAGGTGTCTTGCTTGTTAAGCAGGATAGTGTAGGTGGTCATATTATCACTTTGGCAGGTAATAACGTTGGAGATGTAACTATTGACTTATCACCAAACGTTACAACTGAGTTAACATACGTAATTGATGATGAGAAGGTCTATTGGCAATGTAATGTTCTAAATCCTGCATTACCTGACGTTGCACCAATGGCAATTAATGATTTACAAATAGAGTATGTTAACACCACTGACGTAAAAATCAAATGGAGCGCACCAGTTGCGGATGTGAATAGACCAAACTTGAAAGCTACAGCTTACTACTTGGTTTGTTCAGAAGTTATGTTGACTTCCAATTTGCCAACAAGCCAAATGCTTCAGATGCCTAACACAAGATTAAAGATTAAGCCAAAGGCATCTGGTCAGGAAGAAGTATTTTTAATGAAAAATCTTTTGCCAAGTAAAAGGTACTTCATCAATGTGATTAGTGAGAATTTAGTGCAAGGTAAAGTGTTGAAAAGCTTACCTTCAAATATTGAAGCTTTTTTCACCCCACATGATACTATGGAAACAAATGCAGTCCCTTCGCTAATACCATTATATGATACATCTGATAAAGCATATTCATTCTTTCCAATGCCATTTACTGAAAAGCCATCTGATGCACTAAATGAGAATAATTTTTATTTAGATGGTAGGGGTTTAGCCCTGCAAGAAGGTGTAAGTAATAGAGATGGTGAGCCAGATGGTATCCCAGTAAACTATTCTTTTATCACTCCGTGGTCAACCAATACTGGTGATGCGCCACCACCTTATGTACCAGAAAATTATGGTTTCATATCTGGCAGTTGGGGTAATCCTTATAATAAAGGTTGGTATAATTTTGATTCACCAGAAGTAATCTTTGATTTAAATGGTAGTTGGAATATCACTTCAATCTGGGTGTATATTAATACCAATATGGTTCAGTCATTAGGGTATGACTTAGCACAAGATTCAAGAAAAATGGATTTCAAAGTATCATCTAATGGTACACAATGGGATGTTATAGGTACAATTGAAGCAAGTTATGGTGAACAAGGTTGGCTGAAAATTGATATTAACCCATCATTAGCAGTAAATGCTAAATATTTCACTATTGGGATCAAATCTTACCATTTAGGTTCAATAGCTATTTATGGTGTTAGATCTCAAGCACAAGAAATTAAAGGTCTAAAGTTAAAACGCCAAACTCCAACCAGAGATATGAAAGCCAGAATTGGTGTTAATGGATTTTTAGGTGAAAAGAATGTTGATATCATGGCTAGTTTATCATCTGTTACTAGATGGTATAACAATGCCAACTGGAACATTGAATATCCAAGCTGGCAACAACGTAATGATGATGTGCAAGGTATTCAAGCTAATAACTTAGTTTTCAAATATGAGGAAAGTGTAGATGGCTGGAAGATGTTGGACTACCTTAAGAACTTTAAAGATGCTGGTGTAACTAATTTATTTACTCTTAATAACTGGTCAGCTTACAACACATATAAAAATTATATCCCAACAGTTGCTGAAGCATTGGAGGCAAGACCTTTAGATCCTGAAGTTGAAAGGGATAATCTAACCGTTTCAACAATACCATCTAACTATAAATTTATTGCTAGGACTTGGTACAATATTGCTGGTAAGTTAGGTAACAACCAAGATGTTGATAAGACCTTTATGCAGCTGAAGCCAACCGAAAGCCAAGAAGTAGGTTTGAATCTCGTTAATTATGGAGAAATCAATAATGAACGTGACAGTATTTGGGCGCAAACTAGATGGACTAATGCTGAAGAAAGTGCTGCAATTCACTCTGCTTGTTATGATGGTCACAAAGGGCAGATGGGAGCAGGATATGGGGTGAAAGCAGCTGATCCATCATTCCAAGTTCTTAATGCTGCCACAGTAGCACCAGAAACCGCTTACTTCTGGAAGATGATGAAGTGGTGGGATTATCACAGAGGTGTAGGTAACTATCCATTGGATGTAATCAGTTACCATCATTATGTTGCTTTTAGTGATTTACCTTCAACTTATGGTAGTGCAAACACCTGGGCAATTAGACCTGAAAGAGATTCTCAATTTGATTCACATAAAGGTAAATTATGGGATTTTCCACACTTCAGAGATACCTACATGCCAACCAAAGAAATGTGGTTAACAGAAACAGGATATAGTGAGCATTATGGCGGCTCTTGTTCTCCGAATTACCCAACACAAGTTGAAAGAAGCTGGTACAAGGCTTGTTGGACACTAAGACTACTTATCATGAATATGTATGTTGGTGCTGATGTAATCAACTTATTCTGGTATTCAAATCAGGATGGTGCAAGATTAGTGGATTTAGATCCAACAGTGAAAAATAAAGCTGCTTTTTTAACGCATGGTTTAACCGAAGGTGATACCAGTGCAAATGATTGGAACAGGCATTACTTAACTACTGGTTATTACTTAGCCAGCTTTAGAAATGAAGTGAATGGTTATTTCCTTAAACATGCTGTGAAGCTTGGTTTGGAGGATTGGACAATGGAAAATATCATTCCAACAGTTGACCCAACTTTATATGCTTTTGCAGCTGAAAAAGATGATAATGAAAAAGGTATCTTCATTTGGTATTCTGACATGTTAATGGATAAGAAAACAGTAAGAGTCATTCTTGATGAATCTGAAACAATGGTTGAGGTGATCAGCTTTGAAGGTGCAGATGTTAGAAAAGACTTTAAAGGTTTATCAACAAATGTTCCTGCTCAAGCAAGTGGTAATGTTAGATTTATTGATATTGAAGTGGGTGAATGTCCTGTTTTTGTTAAAACAAAGAATATTGGTGTTGAAAAGCTTAAGCCATTGGAAGAAATCAAAATTCAATCAATTAGCCAGTCAGCAATAAAATTAGCTTGGAGAGATAACAACGTTGGAAATACTCACAAGACCAAAATATTCGTAAGTGAAAAAGCTAATGAGGGATACACCATTGTGAATAATACAGTTCTAACCAATGGAGAGTGCACAGTTTCAGGTTTGTTGGCTAATACTAACTATTTCTTCAGGATTCAGTTAGAAGATGGTGCAAGCCAAAGTGAAATGACTGTTACTTATGGTGCATCAACTTTGGGTGTAGTTACAGTACCAACCAACTTCCATTCAACCAATGCAAGTACTTCTACAATTGATTTAGCTTGGGAATATCTTGATGAAGCAAAGATTGATAAATTCATAATCTACAGATCATTGAGTCTGAATGGTACATTCACGAAAATTGCTACTATTGATAAGGGCGAAAGAATATACACTGATAGCCAGCTTTTTCCTGCGAATAATTACTATTACAAAATAGTGGCTGCATTGGGTGTAAATATCTTATCCCAATCAGCAATTACTAATGCATCAACTGATACAGAAAATTCTGGTGAAGCACCGACGATACTTAATGCTAAAACCAATTTTATTGGTGATATCATGTATGTTAGAATGTCTCAACCAGTTAAGAACGTTGCCAACAATGAATCTGCGTTTTTAATTACTGATTCTGATAATGTTGTAAATGTTGTTGAAACCAGATTAGCTATTGGTGATGAAACCTTAGTTGAGGTTGTGATAAATAGAGTATCTCAATCCGCAAATCTTAAATTAAACTATGATGGTATTGAAGGTAAAATTTGCGATAAAGACACAGAGTTGAAAACTGTATCAGTAAATGATTTAGCGGTTACAAATAACGCAAATAGTCCATCACTATTATCAAAGAAGGTTAGATTAAACTTTGTTAATGCTGGTGTTGGTTCATCTGCAGTTGAAATAGTGCATACTGGTGATACATGGAACGATATCGTAATTCCTGCAAAGGATAATGAAAGTAATCAATTTCAAGGATCATTGGTTGATGTGAATGGTGTAGCAACTAACTGGAGATTCCTACTTCCATTCTCTGACTATCCAGTGTTTTTCAACAAGTGGGACAGTGAAGGATTCCCAACATTTAGTCATCCAACTGTTTCACCTATCAACTTGGATATGTTTCCGTATGAGACGAGAAGATCAGGAGCTTACATTGCTGACTGGGCATCTAAAATTGCTTTCAATTTATCAGGTCTAGACACTTCTAAACAGTACAACATGTGGTTTAGTGTGGTTCCAATTGAATGGGAAACTGAAGCATCTAGCACTTATAATATTGAGTCTGCTAATGGAACTAAATCCGCAACTTGGAACATCAACAAGACTGACTTCAACGTTGGTTTGATAAGAGAAATGTCACCAAATGTTGGAACGTTCCAAAATCTTAAACCAACTGCATTTGAGAAGAATGGTGCTGGCTTTGCATCAACTGCAACACCAGTAAACATATTACCAACAGATATAAACTTGGTCTTAACCAATTTGACACCAGCGTACAGGTTAGCGGTAACAGGTATGGTGATTGAAGAGGTGATACCACTAGTTATCTAAATAAAGATGATTACAGCCCTGTTATTAAGTTCACAGGGCTTTTCTATGTCCCAATAATATTTATCTAAAAGATTTTAGATGAATTTAGATGCAAAAGGCAGGGATTTCTTACATAATGAAGAGGGATTAAGATTAAAGGCTTACAAAGACCAAATAGGCAAATGGACAATTGCATTTGGTAACACATATATGTTTGATGGTTCACCAGTAAAAGAAGGTGATAAACTAACAATGGCTCAAGCAAATCAATTGTTTGAAGTCAAAATAAAAGATTATGAAGCAGCGGTAAACAAGGGTGTAAAGGTTGCATTAACTCAAAATCAATTTAATGCGTTGGTATCATTATGTTATAACATTGGTACTACTGCATTCTCAAGTTCAACCTTATTAAAGAAGGTTAACGCAAAAGCATCAGCTGAAGATATTGAAGCGCAATTCAACCTTTGGAAAAAAGGAGGTGGTAAAGTCTTACCTGTACTTGTTGCACGAAGAAAGCGTGAATTTAAACTATTTCAAACTACAAAATAATTAATGGCAGGAATAAAACTGGATGAAAAGAACGTTAAACTTCTTTCAAAATTTCCGTGGCAATATGCCCTGATAGCTTTGCTATTGGCAATTTGTTCGCTGTTTGGAATTATTATAAAAAGTAATATTGATGATAAGAAGCTTCAGGCTGAAAGGATTGATTACCTAAGAAATCAGATAAAAACAATTGAAGGTGACAAAGCCAGTTGGTTGAAAGAACAATCAAATAAGTCTGATGCTGAAATTAGAAGACAGCAAGTTTTGATTGATTCCCTTCAGAGGTTGATTCTCAATAGAACTGACAGGAGTTATCAGGAACTGAAAGATATTCTTGACATCAAATCAAAAGATGCTACCATTTCAATTAAACCAAAACCAAGAAGATAATCTATGAAGAAATTAATATATATCACAACCCTGTTTATTTTATTCGGAGGTTGTAAAACCAATAAAAGTATAATCAAGTCAGAATCAACACTGAATATTGAAAAGAACGTTGAAAGTAATCAAGCTTTCAATACTAAGATAACTGATGTTAGTTTAGGTAAATCATCAATTATTGAGTCTTCAAATGTTGACGAAATAACTATTAAAAAACCAATCAACAATATTGAATTGACTGCCAACTTTAAGATTGATTCAACTGCAACATTGCGAGGTGATACTGCCTTAAAATTAGTTGATGTAAGCGATAAAAATATTAGCGTAACCATTTATCAAAATGGCAAGAATGGACAGCTTACAGCGAAGATAAAGAGCAAAAACGGTACAGAAGATGTACCCTTTAGTGAGATAAAAATTAGGAAGGCAACTACTACTAAGACTGAAGAGGTAGATACTACCAAAAATGTTACATCAGAGGTTTCAGGTTCGGCAACTGTAAGGGATAAATCAAAGGTTGTTCATTCAGATTCTAAAGTTGAAAAAGAAGTTTCGAAAGTGAACTATCTTGGTTTACTTTGTGTTTTGCTCGTTGCTGGATTGCTTTTATGGTACTTTATAAAATTATCCTAAACCTAAAATAGTTCAGGGTAGTTTTTTTCAATTGTTGCGCCTATGCCAACTAAAATGTCTGTATATATAGAATTGCCTGATAACATCCACCAACCATTGCTATAGCTATATTCTATTGTTCTTGGGTGATTGTCAAACATATTTATTTCAAAAATATGTTTGCCCTCAACTTTTACTGGTTTGACTTCAAATTCATAACCTGTATTATTCCAATTAATTACTAAGTGTTTTTTTTCGTATTGATTTTCCATAACGTAAAGTTAATTGTTTAAAACTCATTTTGCGAATGCTAAAATAATTAGTAAAATTTGCATAATGAATAACGGTTATAATTTCAGCCCGCCAAAGCAGTCACGTTTTACTGATATACATGTTGTATGCAGGGAAGCAAAAGATAACTATTGCTGGATATTCAATAAAACTTCCAGAAGGTGGTGGACTCCAGATGAGTTTTATGATGCGTTTCATGATAAGGATTTTCAAAGCATTAAGATGTTAGATTTTCTAAATAACATATCCATTCGTGATCCAAGAAGTGGAATAACAGCTGCTTTTAGACAGGTGGGTGAACTTGAAGAAAAACACAAACAGGAAACGCAGGAACTGCTTAATAGGATTGAAGAATTTAATAAGAAAGTAATTGTGTACTATCAAGAAAAAGCAAAACCAAAATTGAAATAA